CGGACGCGAACGCATACTGTGATCCGGAATTGTTCGTGAAACGTCAAATACGACGAAAATTGTCGTTGCCATTTTATAAAATCACAAAAGATGTCGTTCTCGCACAAATATTGAGAATTGAACTCGCGAAATTAGTAGAAGGGCGGTGCTCGGTTGAGGGCTATATTTGTCCGAACTCTATCTCGATTTCGTCTTATTCGTGTGGAACACTCGCGGGGTCAAATATACATTTCGACATTATAGCCGATTGCCTCATTTGTCATCCCGATGAAAATACCGTGATCAAATGCGTCGCGAAAACGATAACACAGGCGGGAATTCGTGCTGGTGCGAGATTTTTACAAAAAGGTAATGTATCTCCAATTGAAGTATTTCTCTCACGGGATATGCATGCGTCCTCCTCTTCGCGTGATTTGTTCTCACGAATTGAGGAAAATGACGTTCTTACGGTGAAAATTATTGGGCGTAGATTTGTGCTTCATGATACACATGTGACAATTATTGCGATGTTAGAGAATACATTATGAAAGAGTATAAAGTTTAGACCGTATTCTATTGTATATGTCGACTGGATCGAATACTGGTGGATCTTTTTATTCATCAAACAATATGACAACCGCAATTGCGAGTCTTACGGCGATGGACGAGATACAAACGATAGCTCAACATCTCGAGTCGAAAACGAATTATTTGATGTCGTTGAAAGAAGGTATTGAACATATGCCGGTTGTCCATCAGATTGAGGTGTTACGGATTCTATATTCCAAAAACACGCAAATTAATGAAAACAAAAACGGCGTATTTGTCAATATTTCTAGATTGAATAACGAGTTAATACAGGAATTATATGATTATATGAAATATGTCATCAAACAAGAAAATCATCTTAATGAAATCGAACAACAGAAACAAAGTCTCACAAAGGAGTTTTTTGATAAATAAAACACATAAAGATAATACGATGATTTATATAGCCGCATAGGATGACAGGTATCGTTCCTTGTCTTTATAATGCTTACTCATTTACACCAGAAAATTTCAACAACGAATCTATTTTATGTTACTCGACGATCGAGCGCAATATTTCGCCTTCTTCACCGTTATTACCGAAACCGATGTTTATAAAAAAGATGGACGACATTCCAGCGTCGGCGTCGGCGTCGGCGTCGGCGTCGGCGGCGGCGTCGGCGTCGGAGGATTCAGATTCAGAGTCGTCGTCGTCGTCATCGTCGGCGTCGTCGTCGTCGTCGATTCATAATAAAGTGACAAAATTTCATCCGGATGAAATAAGTCAATATGCTTATAATAACATACGCACAGGTGAATCATCGAATACAGATTCATTATTATGGTGTTTATATATTATGATGTATGGTGTTGAAAAATATGAAATGATTGAGAACCGTTATACTGAGTCAATTCGTTTTAAGTTTGAGCTCGTCGAAATATTACGAGGGAATAAGCCCATTCTAAAGGCAAACAAGGTGAAACTGAATTCGGTAGAAGATACGTTGGTTCATAAACCATTCATTACATTAGAAACACTTCATGCCGTTGTATTATGTAAATCATTTTCTTTGTGTATTGTTCAAAATCGTAAGTATTACGATAGCGGTAGCGGTAGCGGTAGCGTGTTCATCATCGAAAAGATTAAAGGAATATATGTTTTATATATCGCACCCACGCCGGCGATTGTTGATTATCTCGCATATGTGCGTGAGAATTATTGGCGAATGGAAAGTATTTCTGCCCCAATTCGTCCTATTTCAGCATACAAATTACAAGACTTAATCGATATTTCTGTAAAACTGAACTTGCCTACTGTGAATATATTTCCAGATAAATTCGGTTCAATAGGGACAGAAAAACGTAAAACGAAACAAGAATTATATGAATCGATTTGTCGATGTCTATAAAATTGAAGTATATATATATAAATATTATATCCTATTCATATATATAATGCGGAGAAATCGCGAAAGAGGTCTGTCGTCGATGGCGGCGTCAGCATCGGAGACTGCGTCGTCGAAACAATCCGCATTCTTACATATTGTAAAACATTATTTAGAAGGTATCACCGATACGACTGATGGTGTCCCTGAATTAGAAATACGTTTCGGAACACGTGGAAATCCGGGAACCACGCGAGACAACTTCGACAACGTTCTTCAAAAATTACTATCCAGCGGATTTTCCTTCATGAAAAAAAATGCGTATGCTTTGAAAATCCAGAATGAATTCATCGACCAGAAAAGTGGACAAACCAAACTTTCTCTTATTCGCGCAGAAATACACGGTATCAACGAAATCCAGAATTATTGTAAGTCGAATGTTCCAGATGAGAAATATGTGCTATTTACTCAAAAGATGTATGCGAAGACAGGCGGTGGTGTCAGAGGCGAAGGCGAAGGCGAAGGAGAAGGCAACGGCACAACAATCCATCCAGTTATACTTGACGACTTTAATTTCAAGGTAAGTTATCAACGAGAAAAGCGTATCGCAAATACATCGACGCTCGCAAGGTCAATTATGAAAACATGGAACGACAACAAGAAGATATTTCGTTATATCAATCGTAGCACATTAAAACATCCTGATTTTCCGTTTCAAATCGATATGAGCGTTGTCAAGGAGTCGCATAAAGACCAAACCGGTTATATTTCAGCATCGACATTTGATGCCGCCAAAGTTCTTGAAAGTCCTATTCGGTATGAAATCGAAATTGAGGTCATCAACGAGTTGGTCGGTCCAGGAACCGCGTTTAACCATCCGAATCATTTGTTGGATAATTTGCGCAAGATGATAAAAATTGTGATGTCAGGGCTACAAGGAACAAATTATCCTGTTTCATTATCTGATATGCGTGGTGTACAGCGTCGATATTATGAGTTATTGTATCCTGATGAAAAACAAGGGCGTGACAGCGACAGCGACAGCGACAGCGACCGTGACCGCGACCGTGACCGCGACCGTGACCGTAAAGGTGGTGGTAAAGACGACGAACACGAACGCGAACGTGAACGCGAACGGGACAACCTAGTGCGACAGAAAGAACGTGAACGAGAACGCGAAACCGCCAAAGGAAGAAACGGAATACAACTTCGCCCAAAGCATTTTATCGGTCCATCTTCTTATACACTTCAAATCCAAAACATTCAACCATTTGATCCTGACTCGAAGGTCCCAAATATTCGATTGAATTATTCTGTAACAGAAAAGGCAGATGGACATCGCAAACTTCTATTTGTCGCACCAAAAACCGGACATATTTATCTCATCGATACAAACATGAACTTACAATTTACAGGCGCTGTTTCGCTAAATACAAAACTACATAATACATTATTAGATGGTGAGCATATTCTTCATAACAAAAACGGAGATTTCATCAACTTATTCCTTATATTTGATGTATATTTCGTTCACAAGGCTGATGTTCGCTCTCGACTATTCTTTCCAATCAACGAAGACGAAGTTCTCACGAATTTTCGACTGCCATTAATGGAAAGTGTCGTAAAAAATCTTCAGTTGAAATGCGTGTCGGGTGGAGCAGAATCATTACCACCGATTCGTATTGAGACCAAGAAGTTCGAAATCGCATCGTCGTCAAAATCCATTTTCGATTGTTGCGCCTTGATATTACGCAAAGCAGCCGAACATCAATTCGAATATCATACAGATGGTCTTATCTTTACACCGATTGATTTCGGCGTGGGGAGTGTCGAGAGAAATGATCCGACATCAGCTGGACCATTATACAAGGCCACATGGGAGTACTCATTCAAATGGAAACCCGCACATATGAATACAATCGACTTTCTTGTCACGACAAAGAAGGGTGAAGATAACGAGGATCTTGTAAGCAATATATTCAAAAGTGGCATCGATATGTCGCGTTGTATACAGGTTCAACAATACAAAACGTTGGTATTACGTGTTGGTTATGATGAACGAAAACATGGCTATTTGAATCCATGTGTTTCAATGATTGAGGGGGGTGGCGCGACGACAGGAAGCGGCAGCGGCAGCGGCAGCGATAACATCGACACCTACAAACCAGCGCCATTTTATCCAACATATCCTTATGATAACGACGCACATATTTGCCATGTCATGTTACGCCCAGATGAAGCCGGAGTAAGCCAAATGATGACACTTGAAAACGATATCATTCAAGATGAGACGATTGTCGAGTTCAGTTACGATCCAGCACGACCGGTAAATTGGCGGTGGTCTGCCCTGAGAGTTCGACACGATAAAACGGCAGAATATCGCGCAGGAGGCAAAAATTATGGCAACGCGTATCACGTCGCAAATAACAAC